GGCTGTGACCACCACCGCAGCATTCCGTGTTGTTGGGTTCGTTGATATGGTTGGTTTCTCGACTGTGGGCGACGCCTACACCGACATTCTGGTCAAAATCAACCCCGGCTATCACTCATTTACCAACGCAGTTGGCCTGTAAGGAGTAACTCAAAATGGCAATTTCACGCGCACAACTACTTAAAGAGTTGCTCCCTGGTCTGAACGCTTTGTTCGGTTTGGAATACGCTCGCTACGGCGAAGAGCACAAAGAAATCTACGAAACTGAGAAATCAGAGCGTAGCTTCGAAGAAGAGACCAAGCTTGCTGGTTTCGGTGCTGCTCCCGTCAAGAACGAGGGTTCCGCTATCTCCTACGACAATGCGCAGGAAGCGTTCACCGCCCGTTACAACCACGAAACCATCGCCCTGGGCTTCTCGATCACCGAGGAAGCTGTGGAAGATAACTTGTACGACTCACTGTCTGCTCGTTACACCAAAGCCCTGGCTCGTGCGATGTCCTACACCAAGCAGGTTAAAGCCGCTTCCGTTATCAATAACGGTTTCAACGGTTCGTACCTGGGTGGTGACGGCGTGACCTTGTTCGGTAACAACAGTTCCAGCACTCGTGTTGGCCACCCCTTGGTTAATGGCGCTGTCAACTACAACAGCCCCACCACTGGCGTGGACTTGAACGAAACCTCTTTGGAAAATGCCGTGATTCAAATCGCTGCATGGACCGATGAGCGTGGTCTGTTGATCGCTGCCAAGCCCCGCAAGATGGTCATCCCCCCAGCACTGATGTTCGTTGCCAAGCGTTTGCTTGACACTGAACTGCGCGTCTCTACTGCTGATAACGACATCAACGCTATCAAACAGATGGGTGCGATTCCTGAAGGCTACTGCGTCAACCACTTCTTGACCGACAGCAACGGCTGGTATTTGATTACCGACGTTCCCAACGGCATGAAGCATTTCGAGCGTATGCCCCTGGCAAACTCGATGGATGGAGACTTCGATACTGGAAACGTTCGCTACAAAGCACGTGAGCGTTACAGCTTCGGCTGGTCTGATCCCCTCGGTATGTGGGGTTCAGCCGGAGCCTAATATCTCCGACCTCTCTAAAAGCCACCTTCGGGTGGCTTTTTACTGTGCTACAATTACCTGTAACTAAGTCACAGGAGAAAACAATGGACACATCCCACATGCCCGCCACACGGGAAGAAGCAAAGAAAACCGGCAGCAAGCAATATTTCACCGGACAGCCCTGCAAACACGGGCACATAGCCCCACGCAAAACTAAAGGCGCTTGTGTTGAGTGTCTAAAGGTTGAGTGGGTAAAAGGCAACGAAGCTAGGGCGGGGTACTTTCGTGAGTACAACAAGCGTGAAGATGTCAAAGACCGAAAGAATGCGTGGTACATAGAAAACCGTGAAACGGTTATTGCTGCGGCGTCTACACGCCCGCAGCACGTAAAGCGTGAATATCAGAATGCATGGAAAGAGCGCAACCTTGTTTGGGTACGCGCCGATACCAAGAACCGGAGACGTAAGCACCGCGAAGCCACGCCCAAATGGCTTAGTAAAAGCCAAAAAGCCCAGATGCGCGAAATGTACAAGATGGCCATAATCATGACCCAAACTACTGGGGAACAGTATGTTGTTGACCACATTGTGCCTTTGCGTTCGCATGAAGTGTGCGGTTTGCACGTGCCATGGAACTTGCGCGTTATTACGCAAAAAGAAAACTTGAAGAAGTCAAACAAGCTCCTTGCACCCCACCAAAAACCATGATATATTGCAACTATTCCGGGCTTTCCGGTGTATCTGACAGTCCCGGCTGACGACATGCAGACAGATACGCCCAACTTGCATGTAAGGAAATTATCATGGCACGCACTACGTTTCAAGGCCCAGTTCGTTCATTGGGCGGCATCTATCAACAAGGCCCAGCTTCTGTTGTTGAAATTACAGCCAGCACCACGTTGAGCCCCGAAGCTCATGGCGGTCGCATTATTTCTGTTGGCGGCACATTGGCTGCTGCACTGACGCTGACATTGCCAGCCATCAACATGACGGCAAACCCCACCACTTCTGGCCCCGGCCAAGACCCCAGCACAGTTAACAACGAAGGTGTTTTGTACACCATCTGGGTTCCCACAACGATTGCCACTAGCTCGTTGAAGATTGGTACAAACGGTACTGACAAATACGTTGGCTCAATCACCATGAACGACGTTGACGCAGACGGCGCTGCATTGGTTGGTTTCTTTGCCGCTGCCGCTAACGATTTCATCAATTTGAACGGCACGACCACTGGCGGTGTTGCAGGTTCATGGGTGCGGATTTTTGCAATTGCAGCTAACAAGTACATGGTTGAAGGCACAGTGCTTGGTACGGGTACGGTTGCCACGCCGTTTGCCAACGCTTAATCAACCCAACGGGGCTTCGGCCCCTGTTAAAAAAGGAGTTTGATTATGACGATGCAAACAGACGTTAAATCAGCGCACCGTAGCACCGCTGGGTCGTATTTTGCAGAACGCACACGACTAAAAGGTTTTATTGTTACACCTGCTATAAGCACCGCGTGCACATTTGAAATTCGTAATGGCAGTGCTTCAGGCGCTGTTTTGTTTACGATGGACATTACAAGCCAAACAGTAGCCAACTCCACGTATGTCCTCGTCCCCGGCGAAGGTATTTTGGCGTCTGCGGGTCTGTATTTGACGCTGAGCGTTGGCTCGTTAACCAGTCTCTCGGTGTTCTATGGCTAAGTCCCCTGCATGGCAACGCAAGGAAGGCAAATCCGAGAAGGGCGGCTTGAACGCCAAGGGACGGGCCTCTGCGAAAAAACAAGGGATGAATCTGAAGCCACCTCAACCCGAGGGCGGCAGCAGGCGAGACTCTTTTTGCGCCAGGATGGAAGGCATGAAAAAGAAGTTGACCAGCCCCAAGACGGCCAAAGACCCCAATTCACGGATTAACAAAAGCCTTCGGGTTTGGGAGTGTTGACATGAACCACGACGTAAAAACAATGACTGATGGCGCTGCCGTAGTGATGGGCCTTGGTGGTTTCTTAGGGTGGATGACGCCCGTGGTAACACTTATTGGTGGCGTCTTGACCATTGTGTGGATGGTTATCCGCATCTGGGAAACTGATACCGTACAACGGTGGGCGTATAAAGATGCCGTCAACAAGTCCTAAGCAAAAGAAATTCATGGAGGCGGTGGCCAACAACCCATCGTTTGCCAAGAAGGTAGGAGTCCCACAATCCGTGGGCAAAGATTTCAGCAACGCCGATAAAGGCAAGTCTTTTAAAAGAGGTGGTGATATGGCTAAAGCAAACCCTTTCATGGAAATGATTGCTAAGAAAAAAGCAATGGGCACAAAGAAAATGGCGTCCGGTGGCATCACCAGCGCCAAGATGGGCAGCGTCAAAACGGGTTCCCCCAGCCGTGACGGCATCGCTTCCAAGGGTAAAACCAAGGGCACGATGGTCAAGATGGCTGGCTCCAAGCCCCTGGGCATGAAGTCTGGCGGTAAGTGCTGAGATGATGGCCAGCCGTGGGATGGGGGACATCAACCCCTCCAAAATGCCCGGAGCCAAGCGCAAGAAGCGCCGGGATGACACTGATTTCACCGAGTACAAAGAAGGTGGAACGGTGAATGCTGCGGGCAACTACACCAAGCCCGGTCTTCGCAAGAAGATTGTGTCCCAGGTGAAGGCAGCGGCAACCCACGGAACGGGCGCAGGCCAATGGTCGGCCCGTAAAGCACAGCTTGTGGCCAAGAAGTACAAGGCGGCGGGCGGGGGCTACACAGATTGAAAGCACCGCAGACTTCCCTTAAAAACTGGGGTGACCAGAAATGGCGTACCAAGTCGGGGAAGCCTTCGTCAAAGACGGGGGAGCGGTATTTGCCAGAGGCCGCAATCAAGGCGCTCAGCCCTTCTGAGTACGCTGCCACCACCAAGGCCAAGCGGGCTGGTAAGGCAAGCGGCAAACAGTTTGTAGCCCAGCCCAAAAGCATTGCGAAGAAAACGGCAGGATTTAGATAATGGCAGTCACCTCTGGACAATCAGGTTTTAACCTTGACCTCACTGAGCTGGTCGAGGAGGCGTTTGAGCGTGCGGGTTCAGAGATGCGCACGGGGTATGACCTGCGAACTGCGCGTCGGTCCCTTAACTTACTGTTTGCTGACTGGGCCAACCGTGGCGTCAACATGTGGACGTTTGAGCAGGGGACGATTACCCTGACACAAGGGTTGAACACCTACGCAATCCCCTCAGACACCGTGGATTTGCTGGACCATGTGATCCGCACCAATGCCAACATCCTGTCCAACCAAGCGGACTTGACCATCACGCGCATCAGCGTGTCCACCTACGCAACCATCCCCAACAAGCTCAACCAAGCACGGCCCATTCAGGTCTGGTATCAGCGCCTGGACGGGCAGGTGGCCACCACAACCTCGACGTTTGTGTCCCAAGATTTGACCGCCGCAACGATCACACTGAACTCAGTTGTCGGGCTTCCAGCCATTGGGTACGTGGACATCGTGGCCACAGGCGGCACAGAGACAGTGTTTTACAACTACATTTCAGGGAATACCCTTAGTAATGTGTTTCGTGCACAAAACGGCACGACTCAGCAGACACCCGTTGCAAGCGACCCCATCCGTGTCAACAACACCCCCCGTGTCACTGTGTGGCCTACACCTGATGGCTCCCAGACCTACCAGTTTGTCTACTGGCGCATGCGCCGGGTGCAAGATGCT